ATAGTTTAGGGCGGTTTTTTTAATAAAGTTTGGCGTTTATTACTAATTTAATACTAATAACTACTATTTTAGTAGGTAATAGTATTTAGTAGTAGTTAGGAGTTTCATTTCTGTTAATCATCTTTTCTGATGGCTTAAAGAATTGGTTTAGAATGATGTTTATATCTTCTTTTATATTAAGTAGTTAGCATTTAAAAGGGTTTCAATTACACGATAAAAGTTAATATTTGTTAAAAAATGACATAGATTATGACACACTCAATCCATTATAAATAAAGAAGTTAGGTAGAGTTGTGTGAAAAAAATGACAATGTTTTTGTCATAAGTGTTTAACTCCTTATATCTATTAAAGTTATGACAATAGAAAAATTTAATTAAAATTTTGTTTTTATTTTTCCAAATTATTTTAAAATAGTTATAACTTCTTATATTGCAAGACCTTACCTAAGGACCTAGCTCTTGACAGGAGGCTCCTCTATATGATATACTTATATTAGTGGAAGAGTATATAGAGAGAATAAACTCCCTATTTTTGATTAGTTCAAAGATAGGTGTAATTATTTCAGGGAGTTAGAACTTACTAATCTCCCTTTTTATTTGTAATTTATTAAAAACAGTAAGGTTATGGAAAAAGACAAATTAAAATATAAATTTCAAGGAACAGGTTTATCGGTTTCTGAAAGAAATTCTGCTAAGAAAGCTTTTAATGGGTATTTATCTACATATCCAAATCCAAGTTATAGTGATTTGCAATTATTAGAAGAATTGGTATATAGAGAAACTATTCATGAACGTTATAAAAAGAAGATTGGGGATTTGAGTAAAGACGATACAGTTAAAGAAGCAAAGATTATTCCTAAATATCTTTTGGACTTTCTTAATGATAATTTAGCTCAACAAATAACAATAAAAGATAAACTTGGATTATTTAAAGAAAAAACAGAAGACGAATATAAAGCTTTCCAAGTTTTAGAGAAGAAGTTCGAAATTTGGGAACAAAATCATGCTGAGGAACGAAAGGTAACTTGTCCTTTTTGTTCTGAAATTTTCTTTTTACATATAAGAACTGACAAGTATAAAGAATCTGGATTAAAACTATTTAAAAATAAAGTATTATGTAATTCAACTCTTTGGAAAATTTATCAAGAAAAAAAGATTACAAAGGAAGAATTTGCTGAGATTTTAAATGTATCTATTGATTATATTGATTGGTTAGAAGAAAAGATTTATCCTTCCAAATAAGTTTCAAGTTTCCTATCTTGATTTTCTCAAAGATTTAAATCCAAAAAACTATGTTATTAGAAAAAATTACAGAAAAAGAAATTAAGTTTATGGAGCATTGGCATACACCAAGATGCCTTGCAGAATCTTTATTTTCTGATTTTGATAATTTTGGTAGATTTGAAGAAGACAAATTTGGAGAATTAAGAACTTACCAATTGCCGATGTTATCGGATGAGGCATTAGTTGATTTTAAAACAACTGCAAAATATCATAATTTTTCTAAACAAGAAGAATTTAATTTAAGAAAAAATGTTGGAGATATTTATAATTTTGGTGCGAGACTTTATGGTAAGACTTTAATTTCATTAAGAATAGATATTGCTTTGTCTAGTCTTTATGAAAAAGGATTAAAGAGTATTTGTTGGTCTATAGACCAGAGAAGATTATACGGTGTTTTAAATCGTGTAGAACAAGCGATGAAATATCATCCAGTATTTAGAATTTTTAATTTTATTTGTAAATATAAACCTGAAATAAAATTTTATAATAATAATAATTATTGGGAACTTAAAGGAGTAAATATAACATTAGAAGGAAAAAATCCTGGAGCACAATGGTATCAAGTTCACGTTAATAAAATGTGGGGAGATGAAGTTTCTTTTGAGACAGAAGAAGTTTTTAAGAAGAGGCGAGATAGTGTTGGAGAATTAGGAGCTATTCATAGACAAGCTGGTATGACTAATTTTACAAAATATTCTCCAGCTGGAAAAGCATTTTATGACCCTAAAAATAGAGACAAAGTATTAAATCTTCCTCGTTATGTTAATCCTTATTGGAATGAAGAAAAATTAGAAGATGCTTTAAAAGAATTTGGTGGAAAAGAAGCTCCAAATTTTAAGATTTTTGTTGGTGGAGAAATTATCGAAGACGGAGTTTCAGTAATGGATATGGATAGAGTTGAAAAATGTTATCGCAGAAAAAAAGAAATTAAACGCTTTGAATTAAAAAAAGAACAATTTAAAGACTTTGAAAATTTAATAGTGGTTGAAAGACCAAAAAATGCTGAACGAATTTTTATTTGTGCTGATGTAGGTGATGGCTCTGGTGGAACTGATATTAGTGTTTTTTCTGAAATTGAAGATAGATATAATTATCTTTATAATTTAATTTTGTATAATTTTAAAGAAAAAGAGCAAGAAAAAGTATTTAAATGGCTTATCGAAAAATTAGAAGCAAATATAATAGCTATTGATTGTGGAGAAGCATTGGGGAGAAACCTTTGTGATGTATTTGAAGATTCATACGGAAAAGAACATGTAGTTCGATATGGTGGCAATTATAAAGTTAGAGTAGGATTTAAAAAAGATGAAAAAAATAAAGTTGTAACAGTATATAATAACCAAACAAAGAAAATTGAACCAGTTTATCGTGAAGAACATATGTCAGTATGGTCTATGACAAGAATGATGCACCTTTTATACGAAACTAGAATTAATATTCCTATGGATTATAAATTAGATGCACAATTAAATTCAATCATTTCTACTATGTCTGGAATGAGAAAAATATATGCTTGTCCTTCAGAAACAGGAGACCATTTGTGGAGCTGTTGGAAGGTTTTTGCAATAGCTCAATGGCTTAAAAAGGATTTTAATCAAACGCCTAAAATGAAACAAGAATGGGCAACAGGAGTATCTTCCTGGAGTAAGGAAAAGGAGAATAAATAATGTCAGATTTTAATGGAGTATTTTTAAATTCATTATTTAGTTTATTATTAAAAAAGATAGTTGTTCCCACAGATTATCATGGTAAAGTAGCAGCTGTAAAAACTATGCTTGAAGATGATGTATCAGGATTAGCAGATTCTCTAACAGACTTTTCGGTGCAAACAGCTAGTGTAGATTTTAGTGTAGAAACTGATAATCCAGAATTAACAAGAATTTTAAAGAAATGGTTGGATAATATTAATAGTCAATATAATGGTCAAATCCCAAGAGGAATAAAACCACTTGCTGAAGAATATTTTAAAGAAAGGTGGAAGAGTTCTTCTTTTCCTATTTTAAAGGTAACTAAATGGGACATTGTAGATGGAATTAGTTTACCTACCAAAATGTTTTTTGTTGATGGAGAAAGTATTTATGCAGAAGAACTTGATGAAAATAAGAAAACTAAAGAATTAGTTGGTTATAGTTATAGTTTAGGAAAAGATGGTGAAGATAAGTTAGATAAAGGGGTTATTATTACAAAACCTTATGGTAGATGGTTTGACGAATATCCAAATCCTTTTCTAATTAAACGTGGTATTTATCATAACTGGAGAATTATTGAATCATTAAAGAAAAGAGAATCTGAAATATTAGAACAAATAATTCCTTATTTACTTACAATTAAAAAAGGAGATATAGCTTTAGCTACGAAAGATATTAAAACTTATAGTCAACCAGAATTAGCAGAAGTAAAGAACCAATTCCAAGAGTTAATGGATAAAATGAACTCAATAGAAAATGGAACAACTAAATCTCCTATCAGAGTTAGTCAATTTGATGAAGAAATCAAACATTTAATTCCAGATTTGACAAGTATTTTTGAACCATCGTTATTTGCATCTGCTGAGAAAAATATACTTACTGGTCTTGGATTTATAGATGTAGTAGAAGCAGTATCTACTTCTCGCAGAGAGAGTATTTTAAATCCGAAAGCGTTTATAGAAGAAACTAAAAAAGGTGTAGAAGATTTTAAAGCAATACTAAGAGAATTAGTTGCTCAAATTATTGAAAATAATAAAGATTCTCATAAAAAATGGATGAGTGAGAAGATTAATTTTTATATAGTTTCCTCTCCAGTTAAAGGTTTTATAACTGATGATTTTAAAACACAACTTAGACTTCTTTGGGAAAGAGGGCAATTATCTGACCAAACTTATTGCGAAATGGTTGGAGAGGTTGATTTTAGAACTGAGGTAGCTAGAAGAGAGAAAGAAGCTAAAGACGGAACAGAAATTACTATGTATCCTCATCAAACTAGAAATCAAGAACAATTTGAAAGTTTTGAGGAAATAAAGAGACAGAAAAAGTTTGATAAAAATGGAAAACCAATATCTCCTAGTAAAACAGATGATAAAGATAAATATGATATTGGTTCTTACGAAGCTCCTGTTAAATGTTCTCATTGTGGAAATGTATTTGATTTACTTGCAGAGCAAGAAGCAGGTATGGGGAGGGTAAAATGCCCTCAATGTAGCGGGTCAGTTACACAAAAAGATTTTATTAAAGGCAAAAAAGAAGATTTAGAAACAGCTCCTTACAAAACTATAAAAGACTTACCATCTAGAGTTAAAAATAATTTAGATACTGATTTGCAAAGTGTTTTTATGAGAGTTTTTAATAACGCTTACAATTTATATAAAAACGAAACCAGAGCATTTAGAGTTGCTTGGTCAGTTATCAGAAGAATAGGAAGAAAAGGAAAAGACGGTAAATGGCTTAGAAAAAGCAAAAGAGTCAAGGGTAAATTAGAAAAAGTCAAACTTGATAGAGCAATATTAGAACAGATTCTTGAAAAAGAAGAAAAACAAACCATTGACGAAGCTATACAATTAAAAGGTTTAGAAATTAAAGAGAAACAAAATAAATTATTGGATAAACTTTTAAAAAGTAAGGATAAATAATGCCAA